AAGTAAATCATCTTCCATTTCTTCCGCAAGGTTAAGATTAAATTCATCATCTTCCATACGGTCAGGGTCAATATTAATTTCCATACCATCAACACTAATGTTGACTTCATCAGGGTCTACTATTTCTATTTCTAAGTCAGTCTCATTTTGAGCTAATTCTTCCATACCTTTTGGAGCTTCGTATAGACCCTTATCAACATTATTATCTTGTGCCATAATTTTTTCCTAAAAAATACAGATGAGTACTAATATAACCAGCACAATATTTATTATTAAATTGTATTGACTGTGTAGTTTTTTTAACCATTTAATTTTCTCTCTTATAAATTGATATAACATAATTATCTCCGTTGTTAAATAACATATAGACGTTTATGATTATACCTTTTAAAACTTGGTATATCATCTTCTTCGTCACTTGGCAACCTAATAAATCCACCTTGTCTAAACCGCATCAGTGCAAGGGTTGTCGCATCCACTAAGTCGTCATTTGCACCTGCAGGAAAATCATTACACTCTTCAATCACTTCATGTGCCCATCTTCTGTCTGGTGCCCATACTATGCCTGAATTAAATAAATCAGATACTGCATTTACTCTGCTAATTTTATCCTGTCCTTTGCCTGGTGTAAACTCTCCTACAGGAATGCCCATACGTCTAAACTCTTGGTAAAGTGCAGCTCCGTTTGACTTTTTTTCCACTACAAATGAGTCTGGTTCCCATGCTTTATACTCTTCAAGACATAACTCTTTGAGTTCTGGAAACTCTAGTCTTCTTTTAATAGCATCTAATAATATTATATTATAGTTGTTTGTTTCTTCGTTCATAAATACACCCCATGTAGTCAGGGCGTTGTAGTCAGCACGGTTATTAGCTTCTTGAGCAGCATCAAGTGTCATTATAATAAATTCACAGCTGGGTGGGTTCTCTCCTTCCCACATATTCCACCATTCTCTCTTAATAAGTGCCCCTTCTTCTGAAGTCGGGTTCTGCATGTACTGAGCGTTCCAATATCTTATGTCTAAAGCTGCTCGTCTAGACTGTAGTTCTTCTACTGGCCAAAACTCAGGCCATAAAGCTACTTCTTTTCCTTTCTCTTCTAATATTGCTGGAAACTCTACTACTTCCCAGTTGTCTACTTCATCATTCTTAATCATTTGGTTAACAATTTGCCCTGTCAAGTCTAATTTAGACCATCGAGTCATCACTACAATGATAGCACCACCTGGCATTAGACGTTGTAAGGGTCCAGATTGGAACCATTCCCAAGCTGGAAGAAAAACATCAGACTTTCCTAACTTAGCGTCTTGCTCCGAGTGAGGGTCGTCAATAATGAATAGGTCGGCCCCACGACCAGCCAAGGCACCACCAACACCAATAGCAAAATACTCGCCATTAAAGTTCGTACCCCAACGGGACGCTGACTTAGAGTCTGCCTGGAGCGAGACATCTGGGAATATATCTTTGTACGAGTCCGAACCAACCAAATTTCGAACTCTACGACCAAAGTTGACAGCCAAATCTGCAGTGTGCGAAGCCATGATGACCTTTTTTGTAGGGTGTCTTCCCAAAAACCACGCAGGAGCGAGATAAGATATAAGCTCACTTTTCCCATGACGAGGTGCAATATTAACGATAACCCGTTTACGCTTTCCTTCAGCGATTTCTTCAAATAATTTAGCAAGTTTTGCATGATGTGCTCCTACTTTGTAGTCTGGATAGACGTGTTTAATAAATTCTAAAAAAGTTTTACCGCCAGCTTGCTTGACAAGCTCTTTTTTGTAGTCTAATAGTAATTTTAAGTTGCGTTGTCTCTCTGTTTCGCTCATCTGAGGGAGTGCTTGTTCTAATAACTCTAAATCTTTAGGGCTAATCATCATCTACCTCAATGTCTTCTACTTCAACCACTTCTTTAGTGTGAATAACTTTGCCTTTTAGTTCATTAATGGTGGCTAAAAGTTCTTTTTCTAACTCATCACCTGACTTAGTTATGTGAGTTACCTCAGTTTTTCTTTTGAATGCGTCAACTCCATCTATTTCACCTACAGCCTTGAATGCGGCAATACGTTCTCGTGATGATTTTGCTAGAGTTGCTTCTTGTAGTAGACCATTTAGTACAGTAAGTTTTATATCCGCCAGGTCTTTAGCTACCATGTGGCTAGTTTGTGCCACCATACCAGCAAGATAGGCTATTGTTTCATTAGGGTAAGTACCAAAATCTGGTTTTAACTCAGGGTTTACCATCATTTGTTTAGCAACTTCTTCTGCTTGCTCCATATTATCTTGAGATGGTTCTATCGTTTCACCCGCTAAGTCAGATATAAGCTTAACGGTATTAGACCTCATACTGAGTTCTTGTTCGGGAGACATGTCGGGTAAGGCCTCACGGGCATTCTTAGGCAATTCAATATTGTCTTCAATATGAGGTATAATAACTGGATGTTCAGAATTATCTTGCATGTGTCGCTGTTTACACCTATGTACATTAATTGCAGCTTACTTTACTTAATCTGAGTATAATATATAATATAAGTGTTGACAACAAAATACTATGAGGATTTATTATGAGAATGGACATAAATAAAGAGGGCGTTCTACATTTAGACTTATTTGATATAGAGACCCAAGAAGACGAGCATAAGTTTATCTACTATTACTTAGGCTTATCTTATGATACTAAGAAAAAGTTTGAGAATGCATATTATAATTTATACATCAAAGGACTCTTAGCTGAACCAGAAGCACAAATTATTCACACTGATATAAACAACATAACTCACATTGAAGTACACCCTAAAGATATACTAAAAAATATAAGTATGATAAAGCGTATATTAGCAGGAGATGTTGTAGACAAACCTGAGCCTGAGCCTGAGTCTAAGCCTCATCTGGTTGTCGTAGAAGATGAAAACGAATAAACCAAATTACCCTTTATTTATTGTAGTCTGGAAAGACCACACAGGAAATGCTTCCTGGCAAAGTGTAGAAGAGATAACCAAAGAAAAACATATACTAGCCTACAGTATTGGCTACCTACTGCATCAAGATAAAGAGTGTGTGAAATTATGCAACACTTACACTTCTGATGGCGGCTGGGGTGGGCTGGACTTAATACTAAAATCTTGTATAGTAGAAATGTACGAACTGGAGATTATAGAATAACCCCTATGTAATGACTCCTAAATAAAACTCATCCTCGAGTTATCGTCATTACCTTTTCCCTAGCCTAGTGTTAGGGATTTTTTTGTGAAAAATTTTTTTGATTAGCCTTTCTGTTTGCAAGGGGGGTACTTTACATATAGCGAGGGTAGGTCTTTGGCTTTACATATTTTGCCAATTATTTATGTACATTTCAGTGTATAGGGGACTGTGTGCGTGTAAAAAAATTCTGCCGTATGGGGTATGCGTGGGCTAACCAGTTTCTAATATATATCGTATGCGATACACAAAAGGACCAGTTGGTCCTGTGGATAACTCTGTGGATACTTTCTGAATTTCTTAATAAAAACAATAACTTAGCCTGTGGATAAGTCACCAGTTTTTAGGATTGTAAAAAATAATATTATTTCACTTTACATATGTACATTTATATATTTTTTTGTTATCATTATTGTATGGTTATATAAATTATATAGTCATATTTTAATAACTGTATCGCATGCGATACACTAACAAAGAGGTAAAAACTATGAGTAATAAAAAAGAAGTTAAAAAAGTCGTACTAAATGAAAAAGCTATTTCAAGTATATTAGTACAATATGATAAGGAAGTTAACAAAGAAGAAAAAGCTAAGTTAGGCAAAAAAGCATTAGTTCAAAAATTGGTTGATGAAGTGCCATTTGATTGGTATTTAATGAACAATGAGCCAATCGCTAATAAATCCAATTTAATTGATATATTAAAAAATCATTATGTAGTTGGATATATTGCAGAACACCCTGAATTAATGCATTTTAAAATGGGGGATATTGAATATAATTTTGAAGTATCTGATATATTTGAAAGTGATACTAAAAAATTATTGGAAAAATATCCCAATGCAGAGGGATACGCCTTTCTAGTAAAAGCTGGGGGTGCTAGAAGAAAATTCAGTTCTGCATTTAATCATTATACTAATAGCTTGAAAAAGATTGCTAAAAGTCTTTTTGATACTGATAATGATGATAATGATACTGAAAATGTTGATACGCAGTCATTAGCTTATATTGATAGCAGAATTATATCAGATATGAATAATAGAAAATCCACACTTCAACATAGAAGTACATCTTCTAAATGGTATAGTGAGCAACAAGCTCAATTAAGAATTGCGATTATAGACAGAGCAATTAAATCCATTGATTCATTAGATAGCTAATCATTAGCAGAACAAGGAAGTTTATTTTTATCCCCCTAGAAATTTTAGGGGGATTTTTTTTGTCTTAAAAAAACCTAAATTTTTGTCAACCGACAAAAAATCGCCAGTTAGATTGGATAGTGAGATAGTGAGGTAATATGTAAACTTAAGTTTTTCTAAAAATAAGTCAAGTCTTAAAAAATCTTTTTGTTCAATTCTATATACATCACCAGTAATCACCAGTTAGATAATGAGATAGTGAGGTCAGTTCCTATTTTTTTTATTTTAAGTTCTCTTCAGTTCCTATTTTAGTTCCCACTTAAGTATTTGATATTTAAGGTCGGTTCCTAAGTTCCTACTTTTTTTTTATAATGAATAACTTTTGGTTTTTCTGTGGTCAAGCCTCTTGTTTTCGCAGTGGAATTAATTGTTGCAGAAAGGTAATGTCCTATCAAAAAACTAGGAACTTAGGAACTGAAGAAATAATAAGTAAAAAACATAATATATAATATAATAATAACCTAAGTATCTCTTATAAATACAACCACTTAAGTTTACTTTACATAAAACAATAAGTCCAGTTCCAGTTCTATAAGTAAAGTTAACCCCCTTTGGAACCGAGAACTGTATCGTATACGATACAAAATCAAAGACTTACAGACCCCTACAAAAAGTTCTCTTCGGTGGAGAGCGACACTATCGCACGGGAGGCTTCCCCGTTATGTTTTTCTATAAGTAAAGTTTCTACTATAATATGTACAGTAAGTGGGCTGGGGCTGAGATGGGAAACCCCCTCTAAGTATTTAGATAGGGACACTAAAGCCCATCGCATCTCGGACTGGCTCTCACTATGTATTTATCGCTGTGCGTTATGGACTACAATAAAATAGCTAACCCCTCGTTTTTCCCCATAGCAAATAGTTTTATATGATAGTGAGATTTAGATAGTGGCATAAAACAAACAGGACCAGTCGGGCTCAGGCCGTATTGTTTTGTATGATAGTGAGATTTAGATAGTGATATTGAGATAAAAAGTACGCCTACAAAGCGTTCACTTTTTCTAATAATAAAATTTATATAGTGAGAGAAATATACGACATACATGGTAAAACTAAATTGTGTATCACGATTACTTGTACGCACAGTATATATATTTTTATCCTGCCATAAGGTATTTTTGCCATACCCCAAACTAAATAAAAAACATTAATTAACTGGGAGACTTTACATATTATATGTAAAGTAGTATAATGTATACTATGGTAGAAATTTACCTAGATTTTGTATTATTAACTAACTAACTAGTGTATCGCATACGATACACAACAACAGGAGTAAAAACTATGAGAGTAGCAAACAAAAACGCAAGTAAATATGTTGATGAACTAAAAGAGTTTGAGGGTAGCAATACCTTTGCCACATGGGAGTCCAACCCATATGATAACGAAGACCTATATGTCGTATACAGCTATGGGTATCATTTCCCTATGTACATCTATGACCGACAAGCTGGGATATGGATAGGGAGTAACGATAGCTATTCAGTATCAACTTCAAAACAGCAATCACAATGTAGACCTAGTGAAAAAATACATTGTTGGTTAGATACTGCTGATGAAATGAAAGAGTACATAAGATGTGGCTCTATGATGAGATACATGGAACGCAAAGCAAAACAAGAGGTTGCATTTCTAACTAACTAATGTATCGCATACGATACACTAACAACAGGAGTAAAAACTATGAGAATATTTAAACATCAAGTAACTTGGCACTCAGTCTTTAAAAGTCCAGATGTATTTATAGTAAATACAGATGAAGAAGTTGAACTTTTAAAACGAGAGGGAAGAGAACAGCAATACTTAGTTACAGTAGAAGAGGGTAACTTTACTTTATAAATAACAGGAGTAAAAACTATGAGTAAATCAATACGACCAATCTGCTCTGACTGTGGGAGTCCATACAGTAAGAAAAGATTACAAGCTGGGTATGATGTCTGCATGGAGTGTGGCGAACATCAAGCTCTAAAAGTAAAGCACACAATCGTACCAATGCACAAATCCAACTATGTTGTAGTCAGCGATAAAGCAGACTTGAAAGGCATTAACAGCAAAGGGGGGTTTTACAGATGATGACCCATGATGATATAAATTATGCTGTGGTGCGTATGCAACAGCAAGGCACAATAGCAAAGGAAGTGTTTATGAGAGCTATTCTTAGAGATAAAAAGACTATGAAAGTAGCACGACTAAACAAAAAGTTTATACAGTTTTGTATTGATAATAACTGTATGTATCGTAGGAAGTATGTAAATAAACTATATAGAGAGGTAATGAAAAATGAGTAGCTTTAATAATGAAGAAGTACGAGAAGATATATTCACAC